AGGGATGGAGTGCTTGTCAGGTAGAAAACGGATTCTCTGTATTGAAAAATTGGGGTGTTTTTAAAAACGACACTAGATCGTATGCTTTTGAAGACAATAAGTATATTGATCCAGCTTGGAATAAGCTAGTGTCTACGTGGTTATCAGAGTGGGTCGGGTATGCAAAAGAGACAATTTTTGATGTAAACGTTTTATCTCTTGACGAAAACCACGTAATAGTGTCTAATTACAATAAAGAAGTATTTAATTTCTTTAAAAAACATAAGATAGAGCCAATCATTTGTTCATGGCGTCACAGATATTTTTGGGACGGTGGTATTCATTGTATAACTGTAGATTTAGAACGAGAAGGTGAAAGAGAGCATTATTTATAATGGCCGTAAATTTTTTACTAGAAGACATCCCTGATGAAGGTTTAGATCAGATTCTAAGTTTACCTCCAAAAGGTAAATCTTTATATTTTACTCGTTTAGCTAAACAGTTTTATGATTTCCCAGAAGACTCTGATGAATTCACGGATTTAGTAGAGTCATATATAAGTTCTTTTTATCTAGAAAAAATGTATAGAACAAACAGATTTTTTAATGAAAAATTCACACCAATTTATACACAAACAGGACTTATTAGAAACGTCTGGTCTGATTTATTCCTTACCGACGACGATCTGATCACACATTGATGAAACCTCAAGCTTATACAGAATTTCAACCACTTAAAGAAGTATTAGTAGGTAGATGTTATAATATAAAACATTTTGAGTCCTTAGATATACCTTTTTCCTCTACCACAAAAAGTTTAATGACACATCTACTAGAGGAAACAGAAGAAGATTTTCAAACATTAATAGACACCTTAAAAAAACTTGGAGTTAAAGTACGTAGGCCTGAGTACTCTGCTTATCAGAAAGGTTTCGGTCACCGGTTAAATGGTGCTTATTTGATGACTCCAAGAGATGATCAGATCGTAATCGATAATAAAATAGTAATGGGGCAATATCATACTTCCTTAGGACAGGGTTTTATAACAGCTATTGAGGATTATCGAAAACATTTTTTACCTGATCCAGCCTTTAAAAATATTATGTGTGCATCGATAGTTAGATTAGGAGAGCACATTATTGTAGATGCAAGTGAGTTTGCTAATACTGATCTGCACGCTACTCGTCTAAAAAAATACTTTGAGCCTCTTGGTTATAAAATAATTTATACAAAAACCCACGATGTAAAAATGAGAAATCAAGTAAGCCACGCAGATGCAGTCTTTGCAACCCTTAAACCAGGACTAATTCTTCTGGCGGATAACAGCTCGACTGTGATACCAGAATTACAAAATTGGGACGTCATAAGGGTGACAAAAGATCAAAAGCTAACTGCAGGAGTTCCTTTTCAAAAGTTTCGTTTAGAAAGAAGTCAATACAAAAAAGACGTATCATATGCTTTTGAAGACTCAAAGTATAACGACGAAAGGTGGTTAAACTTTTTAAATACTTGGTTTTCGTCTTTGATGGGGTATGCTGAAGAAACATATTTTGATGTTAACTGTTTAGTAGTTGACGAAGAGAATGTAATCTTTTCAAGTTACAATAAAGAAATATTCAAACAATTAGAAAAAAGAGGAATAAACCCAATCGTCAGTAGATGGAGACACCGACTATTCTGGGATGGAGGAATTCATTGTATAACTTTAGATTTAAAAAGGACAGGAAATCGTGAAAGATACCTTTGAAACTGTAGTAGATAAATGGATAAGTAAGATTACAAAGATACAATCGTCTAATAATTATCCTATATGTCCATACGCAAAAACTGCGCGTTACCACGTATATACTCATGAAGACTACATGTCTATGCAATTAAAAGCAGCTTTTTTTGATCACAAAAATTATGACTTATATATATGCTTTCCTACAAATCAATTTATGAAATTAGACGAAGCACAAAGAATGGAAGATGATCTAAACAGAGCCTCAAAAGATACTATTGTTATGCTTGATCATTGGAAGAATCCAGGATTTATTGATGGAGTAAATACTAGTAATGATCAATATGTATTATTTTTAATTCAAGACACAAAAGGATTAATTAGAGCTAGAGAGCATCTGAAAACTACGACTTACTACGATAATTGGACAGAAGAGTACTATAAAAAAATTACTGAGACTGGTACTACCATAAGTTATTAAGATTATTATTGCTAAACTCCTTGACATTTTATATAATAGAGAAAATAACAGGAGTGAATTATGGCGAAAGCAAACGAAATTTCGGAAGCAAGAATCCGACAAGCAATCTGGATGATCAAAGCTAAAAAGACTAAGAAGTCTATTTGTGACCATATAGGTATTGCATATAATACAAAGCGACTTGACGCTATTATTCAAGATTTTCATGACAAACAAGCTAGAGAAGCAGAGCTGAAGAAAAAAGCACGTAGTAAAAAGTTTACTGCGGCTGAAAAACAAGGTATTGCTGATTCATATATGGCTGGAGAAACTCAATCAGGTATTGCTAAACAATACTTTGTGTCTCCTCAACGTATAAAAAATATTCTACTTGAAATGAACGTACCTATTCGTGCAAGGGGTAAAAATAAAGCTGCAAAAGTTGATCATATTATACAAGATCTAGAGGTAAAATTTAAAAAGGGCGATAAAGTGTTTCTCGGAGATGAAAACTCTTTTGCGCAAGTTAGAGAAGTATATGATGAAGATTGGCTTGAGCATCATGAAAACGGTTTCCAAAAGTATATTGAGATTTACCCTTTTAAACCCGGTCGTAACGGTAGGGCAGGTAAGTATACAGAACCTGCAGAAGGAGTTCATTACGAAGTGTATTGGATGCTTGAAGGGGAGGTTTTACCCACTCGCAAATTAAGTGCTTTCTTGCAACAACGTAAAAAAATTAGTAAAGTAATTGAAGAAACAGGTAGGGAATCTTACCTAATATATAAACAAGATGACTATGGCGGGTATAGAATTGTGACTCGTGATAGGCTCTTTCCTGTCAAGGCTGGATAATGGCAATAGACCTACAAAAACTTACTCTGCGTAGATTATTAGATACGCAGAGTAACGATCTATATTCAAAACTTTTGAATCAATACTTTACAGGTATTAATTCAGTTTTGTTTGATAAGATTAAGTCGTTTTACAAAGCTAATACGCGCCTACCTTCAACAGATGAAATATTAACTTTAAGAAAAGACACAGGACTACAAGAATATTTAGAGAATCAAATATGCTCTGAAGAAAATGTAAATGATGCAGTGCAAGACGAATTTCTTGTAGCTCAGTTGCAGGACTTCTATATTCGTGATGAAACAATTCATTTCATGGATAAGTTTATTGATAATCTAGATGATCTAGAAAAAGTTGAGATTGTAGATAAGTTTCAAAATCACTTACTACATTTGAATCAAGCAATCCCACACGATGATGAATTATATGATATAGCTGAGTTAGAATTTTTTCCTAGCGAGGATGATTTTAAGATTTACCCTTCTGGTCTCTCTAATGAATTTGATGCAATAAATGGTGGTTTTGCAACACAAGAACTTATTCTTCTTGGAGGAAGAAGAGGATCAGGTAAATCGATTATTTCTTTGAATCTCGCACTTAATAGATTTTTACAAGGAAATACAGTAGCGTTTTTTACTATTGAGATGCGTTACAAAGAAGTATATGATCGAGTGCTTTCTATAATTTCAGGTGTTCCTTTTTTGGATATTTTTAGGAATAAACTAAATGATAAGCAAAAAATACAAATGGCTAAGTCAAAGTTTGAAAACTTTTACAAACCATCAGAAAAAATTAATACAATGATCAATGAGTTAGAATACACTAAAGATTTTAAAAACTTTGAAAAAAGAGTTAAAATAGAAAGACCAGAACTAAAAGATCACAGATTATTTATGATTGATGATGAATCCTTGACTTTAAATAGAATTGATCATTATTGTAATATGTTTTCTTCAAAATATCCAGACTATAATATGGCAGTAGTTGATTATGTTAATATCGTTAAACATGATGACCAAAAAGATTGGAAAACACAAATTACTATTGCAGATAATCTCAAGTCTCTTTCTCGAAAATATGATCTCACTATGATTTCTCCATATCAAATCGATGCTACAGGGGAAGCCAGGTTTGCAAAAGGTATTCTTGATTCTGCGGATAGAAGTTTTAACTTCTTTCCACCTGCGGAAACCGAAGAAAGAGAACTCGAAAGTAAAATATCAATCCATACTACTAAAATGCGTAATGGTAAACATATGAGTTTTGATGTATTAATGGACTGGAGCTGTGTAAAAATTAACCCTGCAACTTCAGAAATAATTAATGAAAGACCTCACAATGCTGTTAAATTTGGTAGCGACAAACAGGAAGGATCAAAAGACTTATGAATGAATTAATTTGGCATATTCTATTAACTGTTTGTCTAGGCTCCTCATGTGTAGAGCAAGATGTTCAATGGTTTGACTCACGGACAGAATGCGACGAAATGTTACGGATATACGCAGCAATCCCTGCCGATGGCGATTGGGATTCCGTAGAGTATATTTGTAAACCAGTAGGGTCAGAGACAACTTAATGGAATTACTAGAACTACTAAATCACAGAGGTATTGAATATAGGAAAACTAATAATCCCTCTGAGATTCTTATCTCATGTACTAGTGGAGAGCATACCGATAAATCTCCTAGTCTCTCCTATAATCTTGAGAAGAATATATTCCACTGTTGGAGTTGCGGCTTCAGCGGTGGAATAACTAAATTCATGAAATCTATTGGAGAGACGGTAATTCTTGATGTAGATAGTAAACAACCATATAAGATTAAAAAATTAAAAGATAAAATTAGAAGTGTGATTGAAATTGACGATATCCAATTACCTACAGAAAGGCATCTATACCCAGGCGAATTTAGAAACATAGATGCAAGAACTATGAAAGAATTTCAAGCGTTTACAACAGATCAGATGGGGCTACAAGATTATGTTTGCTTTCCTGTCTATCAATTTGGTAAACTTAAGTTTATTGAAGGAAGATTGTCTAAGAGCATATCAGGAAAACCAAAATATTTTCGCAGACCAAGCAAGGCGTCTGTTAGAGATACGTTATTTCCTTTAGATAAAATTAAAAATACAAACTATGTAATACTTGTAGAAGGTATTTTTGATATGCTGAATATGTGGCAATTAGGATATAAGAACACAATGTGTTTGTTTGGGGCTACTAACTTTGGAAGAAAAAAGTTAGAAATACTAGATCGTATAGGTGTTACAAGAGTTGATATATTGATGGACCCAGACGCCCCAGGTCAAATGGCAGCGTCAAAAATTGCTTCTGAGCTAGACTCTCGTAATATCGTATCAAGAAATATTAAACTACCAGTTGGAGTAGATCCAGGTGATCTAAACGTTATACAAGCAAAGGACTATATTAGATGAGTGAAGTATGTTTTGTGTTTGCAAGTGCAGTAGAAAAAGATGCAAACAAAGTAATTAATAAATATTTAAAAGGTGTAGAATTTGATATAAAATTCCTACATTCAGGCAAAAAGGAAAAGATTCTCAAAAAAGATATTGATATGGAAATGTCAGAACTTAATGGGTACAAAATTCTATGCCCAATCGGTGCAGACTCTTTGAAGTATGTTGCAGGGATGACAGGAATCCAAAAGTATAATGGAGTGTTTATTGAGAAAAAATACCTACCAATTATGCACCCTAACATCACAATCATTAAACCACAGCTAGAAGACGATATTCAACGTGCTTTTAATCAGATTCCTAAACTATTGTCCGGAGAAGGTCTGGGAGAAAAAGTAGATAAAGACTACTGCTTTGTTGAAACAGAAGAACAGTTTCAACAATACAAAGATCAGTTTGAAGACGCAGAGAAGATTGTAGTTGATATTGAGACTACATCCGTTTCTCCTCACACTGGATCAATTCTTGGTATTGCTATGTCAACACGGCCACACCAAGGTATTTACGTTTCAATAGATATCGTAAATAAACATAAGCAATGGTTTTATGACTTGTTTGTAGAAAAAGTATGTATATTCCACAATTCAAAGTTTGATACAAACTATATGGAAACAGAACTCGGTTTTGTATTTCCTAAATATGATGATACTATGCTTCTGCATTATTGTTTAGAAGAAGCTGTTGGTACACATGGACTAAAACCTTTGGCGCTTAGGTTTACTGATTTAGGTGATTATGAACGTGAGTTAGATGATTATAAAAAATCTTGGGCTAGAAAAAATAAGGTCAAGCTTGCAGACTTTAATTATGGAATGCTACCTAGTGATATTCTTGCCCCTTATGCATGTAAAGACGCAGACGCAACGTTTCAGTTATACGGTAAATTCAAACCTTTAGTTGACAATAGCGAAGAATTTACTCAACTGTATAAGAATATTTTAATGCCAGCTACTCACGCAATGAAAACTCTTGAGAAGAATGGCGGGCCTATCAACGTAGAGCAAGTTGACTGGCTAGCTGAACAATATCAAATTGATGTAGAAGAATGTATTGCAGAGATTAGCAATCACGAAGCCGTTCTAAGGTTTGAACGAGTATATGAAAAAACATTTAACCCTAACTCAACAGCTCAACTTAGAGATTTATTCTTCAATATCATCAAACTTAAACCAACAAAGAAAACTGATACAGGTGCTTGGTCAGTAGATAAAGAGGTATTACAAAATTTAGGACACCCTCTCTCAGAAGCTGTTTTGGAGCTAAGAGAAAAGTCAAAGATGGCTGGCACTTATATTTCTAATATCAGAAATGGAGTAGATAACGATGGACGCTTACGATCTGGTTTTAACATTCATGGTACCACCTCTGGTCGGCTCTCTTCTAGCGGTAATCTCAATTATCAGAACATCCCAAGAGACAACAAAGACATCAAAAAACTATTCAAGGCTCGCCCAGGATACAAAATTATCCAATGTGATCTTGGCACAGCAGAAGTTTACTATGCTGCAATGCTCTCTGGCGATCAGTTTTTACAAAAAGCTTTTATCGATAAACTTGACTTTCACTCGTATGTTGCAAAACAAATGTTCAACTTATCAGTCGAAGTTAACGAAGTTAAAAAACTTTACCCAAATGAGCGACAATATGCAAAAGCTATCACGTTTGGAATCATGTATCAGGCGGGACCAGCGAAGATTGCCGAAACTGTGAATAAAGATGCTAAGGCTGGAGAAGAAATCACAAGCGCACAATCTAAACAGTTTATTCAGAAATATTTTGGAGAAGCTAGGTCGTTGAAAAAATTTATTGATGGATCAAATAGACAGATTGAAAATCACGCTTTTATATATTCTTTCTTTGGACGTAAGCGTAGACTTCCCGAAGCTAAATCTCCTAATCGTGGTGTTGCTCAACACGCTATTCGTTCGGGAGTAAACTTCTTAGTTCAGTCCGTAGCTTCAGATATAAACGTGCTTGGAGTAATCGATCTAGTAAAGTGGATAGAAGAAAAAGGATATTCGGAAGATATCAAACCTTTCACTGTAGTACATGACTCTATTGTGTCGGAAGTGCGTGAAGATCTTATTGATGAATATATCGAAAATGCAAGAGAGTGTATTCAACGAGATCGTGGATTATCTATACCAGGATGCCCTATTAAGGTAGATTTTGAAGTAGGACCAAGCTGGGGAGAACTTATAGAACTATAAGGAGATGAATAAATTTACAGGAATTAAATATCCTTTCTTTGGGATTAAAGTTAAACCTTATACAGTTAAGTATGATTTAGATAAGATATACGTTCAAAAAACTTTTACTGGTCACCTCGAAACTGTAGATGATAAATCTATACAAGGTGACTATTTTGCACGTTTAGCAACTTTAGGTCAAAGATTAAGGTTTGATTACACTTGTAAAAATCTTCAAGAACTTATTTACTCTAAGGCAAAATGGGGTATGGATTGTGAAGCTAACCCTTTTGATTTAGCTAAACCAATGACAGTTAAGTCCTATTGCCATAGAATTGTTAAAGTAAAAGATAATCTAGTTTGGATTAAAAACATATCATACCCCTTTGAAATTCCAACAAATGAGTCTCTTGAGATAAAAGAAGACATATATGCAACTTTAGTAAAAGTAGACAACGAGTGGTATCTCAGAGAGTTTTCTTATGATACTAAAAATATTCCTTTTATGAGGATTTAATGGAAGCGCACAAACATCTTTTAATACAGGCAAGGTTTTTAGCAAGAGGTAGAATACCTGAGTATTATGAATCTTGGATGGCTTGTCTTATAAATGACCTCGATATGAAAAAATTAACCGAACCAAAAGCAGTTGCTTCTTATGTAAAAGGTAATAGAGGTATCACTTGTTTTTGTATGATCACAACGAGCCATATAGTATTACATACTTGGGAGGATGATCATCCAGGATTGCTACAGTTAGATGTCTATTCTTGTAAAGATTTTAAAATTAAGACAGTTATTAATAGAATAAAAGATTTGAAGGTAGATGAGCACACCATTCAATATAAATTTTTAGATAGAGAATATGGATTTGTTGAATTAGAAGATGAAGTTTTATAGAATAGAAAACGTAGGACAAAGGGGTTGGTTCATAGGTGACTATCCTGAAGCAGTTGTTAGTTCAAAAGAGTTCGAAATTTGTTATACAACTATAGAAGAGGGATACATTCAATCTCACTATCACACTAAATGCAGAGAAATAGTTTTAATCACATCAGGTATAGCAATAATTAACGGTAGGGAAATCAGAGAAGGAGATATTGTGGTGATTGAAAAAGGTGAAGTAAACGATATATATGCAAAGACTAAAATTACCGTGGTAGGAGTAAAAGTACCTGCTGGTGGACAGGATAAAGTGCTATTATGAAGAAAGCAAAAGTAAAAAAGATATTCTTATCGGATAAAATATATATTAAAAAGAAAGATGTAGAAGATGATGACTACCTTTTATCACTATATACCTATGACAATGGGGATGAGTTTTTATCTACAATCTCAGAAGACGAAGACTACTACATTGTACCATCAAACTCATACCACAAACTAGATTGGGACGACATTGATGATCAAAGAAACTTCCAACAAACAGACGCAGACTTAAACTTTATAGGCACTCTTAGATGGGAACAAAAAGAGGTTGTAGATAAGTTTTTTAAAAGAGGTAGAGCTAGATCAGGACTACTACAGGCTCCCTGTGGTTGGGGTAAAACGTTCACAGGTTGTGAAATTATATCTCGTAATAAAACTAAAACATTAGTTTTAGTTCACACAAAACTTTTATTCAGACAGTGGATAGAAGAACTAGAAAGACAAATTCCTGGCGCAAAGATAGGAAGAGTAGGTGACGGACTATGTGATATACAAGACATTACAGTTGGCATCTACAAATCAGTTTATAATCGTAGAGACGAACTTTCAGAAAACTTTTCAATGATTCTAGTAGACGAGGCGCATTTATGTCCAGCAGAAATGTTCTCAAGCGCACTTAACTCTCTTAATGCTAAGATTAAAATAGGCATTTCTGCAACACCAAAGAGAAAAGACGGAAAGCATGTATTTTTAGCTGACTATTTCTCTCCTTTTATGGTTGAGGCTCGTGATCCTAGAAAGCTACAAGACCCAGTAGTTATGATAAAAAGAACTGACTTCCGTTTTCCCGTGATCGATCCAAAAAGAGATTGGTCGCGCCAGTTGAACAAACTTTGCAGTAACAAAGATTACTTGACTGCTATCGCAAAATTTGCTGAAAGTCAGATAGTCACTGGTCGTTGTCCTTTAATTTTAGGAGAACGTGTGCAAATGTTAAAAGATCTACAGGAGATGATTCCTGAAAGTGTATGTTTGATAGGAGAATCAGATGAATCAACTAGAGAAGACGTTCTTCAAAATGTTGGAGGGAAATACAAATGCGTGCTCTCAACGAAACTTTTTGATGAAGGTATCTCATGTCATAGGCTTGATACCTTATATCTTACTTGTCCTTCTAATAATCCTATTAAGCTTGAACAGCGTATAGGTAGAATCATCAGAGAACACCCTGATAAAAGTGTTCCATTGATTGTAGATTGGTGGCTATCAGGAGGTATTGTTGCAAGGCAACAAACTAAAAGAATAGATTGGTATAAACAGCGTGGATATTACATACTTTAATTGGTATGAACTTTTATCAAAGGCTAGGAAAGATCAAACCGCGATATTGATCTTGACTTTTGCTCAAACAAAATTGTATAATCCACATACTACTAAAGGGTTGATGAAAGTTTTGAAAATTAATCACATCCCTATACACCTATTTACAACTGGCTTACTAGAGCAAAAAAAAGACAGGCTAGTTTGCAACTATAGAACAGAAGAACCTATGAGTTATTTTAAAAATCCTTATTTCTTGACTCAAAATGCTTCTGTTATTAATAAGACAGAATACTTACAAATGCTTTCTATGCGTAGAATTAGTGAAGCTCATGATTACATCGCTAAAAACTACATTAGAAAAGACTTACAAAATCCATTTATAAGTATCAAAGGTGATAAAATTTATTTCACACAAGAGTCCTCGGTTTCGAGGAAATCCTACACTTAAGAACCAACGTTCAACAAAGGAGAAACAAATGGTCGCATGGGACAAAGCCAAAGGTAAACAATCTACTGGCTCCAATCAACGCAGAGAAATTCAAAGATTAACTTTAGGTATCGGAGATACTAAAGTCAGACTAGTCGGTGACGTAATGCCACGTTACTGTTACTGGGTAGTAACAACTGAAGGTAAAAAGATGCCAGTAGAGTGTCTTCAATTCAGTCGTGAAACAGAAACTTTTGATAATTCAGCAGAAGACCCTTTTAAAGAGATTGACGACGCTATCTTTGCAGATAAGCCTCAATTCTCATACGTATGTAATGTAATTGATCGTTCAGATGGACAAGTAAAATTGTTTGATCTTCGTTCAACAATATACTCACAAATTGTAGATTATGCTACTAATCCTGATTACGGTAATCCAGCAGGAGACGACGATGGGTATGATATTACTATCAAAAAAGAAAAGACAGGACCCCTTCCACAGAATGTGAAGTACTCATGTCTTCCTGGTCGTAATAATTCACCTTTAAGTGAAGACGAAAAAGGTTTAGAATTGTTTGATTTATCAAAAATCTACAAGCGTCAAACCTATGAAGAGCAGAAAGAATGGTTGTTGCAAAACACTTCTTATTTCGCGGGTGATGTATCCGATGAGTTCAAACCAGCAGAGGATGTGGATGACCTGGCATGAAGAAGTCCTTATCCGAAATGACTTCATCTGATGAAGCGCCAGAAGAAACAAAGAAAAAAGGTTTTGGTGCTTTCACAGAGGTTGAAGGAAACCAAGCACAAATTGATCTAAATATTCTACGGCAACATAATGTGTTCTTTGCGACACCGTGTTACGGAGGACAAGTAACAGATCAATTCTTTTTATCTATGTTTAGACTGTCTCAGACATTTATGCAGCATGGTATAAATTTTAGAATCACAACTCTACGTAATGAGTCGTTAGTGACTCGTGCTAGAAACATCTTAACAGCTATGTTTTTAGAGTCTGACTGTTCACATATGATGTTTATTGATGCGGATATAGAGTTTGATTCTGAGTCCGTGCTTAGAGCCTTGGCCTATGATAAACCAATCATGGCAGCAGCTTATCCTAAAAAAGCCCTCCCGATTCAATACGCAATCAATTTTAAGTTTGTAGATCAAGCTACAAAGCAAGTGCGGGTAGAAAACGGAGCTGTTGAAGTTCTTGACGCTTCGACAGGGTTTTTCTTAATAAAGCGTGAAGTTATCGAAAAAATGATGAACGAATATCCTGAACTTCATTATCGTAACGACTCTAATATTGACGAGAAGTTTAACAAATATTGCTATTCATTCTTTGATACTTTGCATGATCCTGATGACAACCGGTATCTCTCTGAGGATT